TGCGCAACGAGTTGCGGGTCCGCTCCGAGTTCCGTCAGATTCTTCACTACCGTTTCGAATGCCATTTTGGCTCCTTCCCTTTCGGGCTGCGGATTTCATCGGGCTGCGCCATTACCCCATTGCTCCGGTCGGGGGTTGACTTCCCGATGTCGAACTTCCAACTATGCGAACCAGCATCCGCGTCAGTCCGGCCTTCAGCGCCATGCCTTCCTGCGCTGCTGCGGGGAACTGTTTGGTGATTCCGTCCAGCGCTTCGCCGATGGAACGAATCTGGAGATTCACAGATTCCATTTGCTGCTTGCGCAGTTGTTCCGTGGTCATGCGAGCGCCTTGCTGCTGAACCCCCATCATGCCTGCGTAGGCTGAGAGGTCCTGACCGGAGGATTGTCCCTGGGGCTGTTCAGTTGACGGGAATGGTTGCGGGCTGGTCATCGCCTTACTTCTTGCAACCGCGCTTGATCCCGCCGCTTTTCATCGGCGAGTTCAACTTGGCGGACTTTTTGGCTCTCTTCATCGCCTTTTTCCTCGGCATGTGAACTCCGAGGTCCACTTGTTTTTCCTTTCAACGGTGGGGGTCGAACTTTTGCCCGGCCCCCGCGCTTACCCTGCTACCGCGAGGGGACACGCCTTCGGGGCGCATCGTTTCGCGGAGTAGGGCTACTTATGGGACCGCTTCGAAATTTTCTTCTTGCGCTTGTCGGCTACCGGTCCAAACCCGAGCATGGTGTTCTCCTTTCCGTTCCCCACAAAAACAAAAGGCGCTCCCGGTTTCCCGGAAGCGCCTTCGATTCCTCGTGGTTCGCTCTATGTTCTATTCACATATACGCTGTTGCGCGGAACCTGTCAAGCAGGCAACTCGAACAGTCGGTTTCTTTTCTTCCCACTTCGCCGTACCGGACACGCCGCCTTGCGAGAAGTGGATCGTCAGCGCGCCCGTCTTCCGGCTCTCGCGGATCGACTTCAGGAACACAAACAGGTCCCGGAAGTGGACAAAATCGGATTCCGTCATTTCGTGAAAAGTTCCCTGACGTGCTCGCACGCGTCCACGTGCCCCTTCGTCAGCACGTAGCTGCGATTGCATTGGCCGCAGTTCACCACGATCAGCGACGGTGCGAGGCTTCCGTATGCCGCCTGCTGGTACGCTTGCTCCATTTCTTCTTGTGTTGGCGTGCTCATCGGCTTGTCGCTATTGTGCTGCGCGTCCCGCCGTCCTTTTGCTTGAGGCTGGGCGGGGCCTGGTTCGAGTTCGGCCGGCCGCGCCCGGCGCCCTGTTGTGGAGCGCCCGCCTGCATGTCTTCCATGATGGCATGTTTCCATTCTTGTTCGACTTCCCACTTCTCGGGTTCCGTGACTGGAGCTTCGCCGTTGCGTTTCGGAGGCAACTCGCCCATGTTGAGACCCATTCCCTTGCCCACCGTGTTGTCGGAAACCGTGATACCCGCCTTTTTCGCTTGCAGTAGAATCAGGTTCCGTCCGATCCGCGATACCTGGGCCTGCGAGTACGGCTCAATCACATAGCTCAACTGCTCGATGGTCCAGCGGATGCGCTGCCAAGTGGCGAACGATGACGGCTGGCGGCGATCCTCTCCAGGAAGATGCGACGGGATGATATTGCCAGGGTCGAAGTCGATGGACTCCTTCAATGCGCCGTCTTCCCCGAGGATGTGGAATACCTTGTCGGCTCCCCAGAACTGAAGCGCCATCGGGTAGAAAAGCTGGTCGAACTCGCAAGTGGCCTTCTCTCCTCCGCGTGCGATATCCTGAACCACCGGGCCGGCGGCCTCCAGGATCTTCTCGATGCTGTCGGCAGAGGGAACCTGCTTCGCCTTGGCGACCGCCATCAAGTCCTTCACCACGGAAAGCTGGTCAAGCTGGTCGTTCAGCATCGTGATGACTTGAATAATCCATTGCGGCACGTCCCAGAAGGCGACTGGCAGCAATGGCGCTACTGGGTCTCCCATTCCGAGAGCGCCTTGAATCGTCTGGGCGGGGATGCGCGTGTTGATGCGCGCCATGGCCGCCGGGTCGATCACGTTGGGGTCGAACTTCAGCGGGGGCTGAAGGCGTACCAGAACGCTGTCCACGATGGCTCTCCAAATTTGGTTGATGGCCTTCTGAACCTTCCAGGTGTCGTGAATGATCGACGTGCCGAGGAAGTCCCATGGGTAGTCGTCGAACCGCAAGGGAACCAGGGGAACGCGCCCATGCAGGTATGGGCTGGTCCCGTCCTTCAAAATACAGGTGTCCGTCCAGATCACCCGGCGCCGCAAAGGGAACAGCTTGCAATCCTCCGCCGTCGCGGAGCGCATTATCATCTGGCCGCGCATGTCGCGGATGCCGGCGGGAATCTGCTTGCCGATGAAGGGTACCGTGTACTCCCAGCTCGTACCGGGGTCTCCCATCGGAATGTCCTGCCCGGTGTTGTTCACCGACTGGTCCATGATGTACGTGGTATACACGTCCACGATGGGCATTTCGTGGCCGATGGACCGCTGAGGGGTTGCCAGCACGCCCAGGACTCCGTTCTGCTGCGCCGTAGGGCGCCGTACGCGGTCCCAGAGCCTTCCCATCCAGCCCGAGAACGAGCGCGTCGGAACGATCACGCTGGCGAACTGCGGGTAGGACGCCATGACGATATGCAGGGGGATCGGCTCGCAGATCGTGACGGCGTACGCCTTTTGAAAGTCGTTATCCTCCGTCAGCATGACCGGGTACACGGCGGCCGGCCCGCGCACCTTGACGGCAATTTCCCCACGTCCGGGAGCATAGAAGTTCGGGTCGAACCATGGCTCCAAGTACGATGTCCCAAGAGCGCACGCCCACTGGCAGCCTTCACGGTACTTGCGGTCCTGAAAGGTCGTCATCCACCAGTGCTCTTTGCACTTGTTCAGGCGGTCGATGGACCCGATCATCTCGCGGTTTTTGGTTACAGCCTGACCTGTAGGCTTCAGGTTTGAGATGGTCGCCACGAGGTCGCGGAAGTTGCGCTTGATGCGGTTGATCGACAACGTGGAGTAGCCGGCCAGCTTGCCCGGAGAGTCGCCCGAAAGGATGTCGTAGGCGCGCGGGATCTCGTTCCAGGCCGCCTGCCCTTCCAGGAAGGACTTCCCCGCCTCCAGTAGCTCCTTCATCTTTTCGAGCGTGGCGGTCTCGATCCCGTCAGCCCCGGTTAGCACCTTGAGGTAGTCGGGGGCCTGGTAGTTGTCTATCGTCGGCATATGGTATCCTGCCTCATTTCCTCACTCGCCCTCCGTCGCGGTTCCTGCCGTCTTCCCGGTTGCTGGCATTCTGGGTCAACGCCTCGAAGAAGAACGCTCCCCGGTATTTGGCGCGCGGCTTCGCGTTGTTCTGGTCCATGGCGAACCGGGCAAAGTCTCGCATGTGCGGATGGAAGTGCTGCATCTTGGACCGCAGCTCGGAGCGGTTTGTGGCCGTGGTTCCCTCGGCCAGCATCTCCTTGCCGATTTGCGCCCGCTCGAACTTCTCGCGTTCCTCACGGTCGATGGAACGCTCGACGTTGCGGATTTCGAAGGCGTTGCGAAGCTCGACGCGCTCGTACTCGACGGGCTTGCGGGCGTCCGGTTGGGCGGGAACGGCATACGTGCCGTCAGGGCGCCGCCACACCACGAGAGGCTGCTGGAGCCCGGCGTACGAATGCGGGCGCTTGGCTACGAAGATCCGCTTGGCCTCCGCGCCGCACTCCGCGCACGGCTCAACGTCCTGCGCCTGGGACGGGTGCCGGAACGCCTCGTACTGGTGGCCGGCTTCACATCGGTAATCACACATGGGCATTAGAGTTCCACGTCTCCTTGGTCAGCGTACTGGCCGGGATGCCACAAGGGGGTCGAAAAGAACTCCCCCAGTTTCGGCGTGCCAGGTACGACCACTTGGTTCTTCGGAACGAACAACGTCTGTTCCTCATCCCCGGCCAGGGTTTCACGATACATCACCGGTCCGCCTTCTGCACGCTTTTGGCGAAGGTATGACGTACTGGCCACTTTCCCCGTGACTTCCAGAATGTGCAGGGAGAGGTAGATGATTCCCAATGCCATAAATCGGTCGTCGTGCTGACCCTGTTCTGCGCGGGCCTGTTGCACGCCTTCGTCTCGGTGCATCGAGGACATCTCGCTGACGAACTTCGGGGAGTTGATCTCGATTTCCCCGTCGCGCAAAGCCTTGATGAGATAATCCATCAGCATGGGTCGCGACCAACGGTTCGTCACGAAGCCGATGCGCGAGGCGTCCTTATTGCTGATCTTCTTGCGGTCGTAGCGAATCCACTGGTGGAAGTTGCCCCACCCCAACTTGCGCAATTCAAGCTGCGTGACCTCGCCGTTCAGCCCCGTCTCGATGGCGACCTTGGGCTGCCGGTTGCTCCCGTTCTGGTAGAACAGAGCGATGCAGTGGAGGATGGGAGCCAGGTCGTTCGCGTTGATGTAGTCGCTGGCGAACTCGCACACCTGCTGATCCGTATGCATCAACGTCCCTTTGCACAATCCTTCAACCGCGCTTCGGTCCTGCCCAACTCCGTCTCCGGTGTCCACTCCGAAGCCGTACTCTTCGCCCTTCTCCGGCCAGCGAAAGACCATCAACTTCGCTCGCCAGTCCGAAGTCGGCCAGCCTTCCCACCGCAGGGGAACCATCTGGTAGGGGCCGACATCCAGAATGGGTTTGTTCTTGTCGCGGTCGTGTTCGTCAGCCTGAAGGCGCGGCGGGATGACGCCCACTGGTCCACGAAACCCGAACACGCACTTTGGCTCTTCGCAAGAGGTGTTGTAGTCGGCAATCGTGTCCACGTCGAACACGCTGTCCCCGGATGCGCAGAAGCTCTCCATGTCATCGGCGGCAAACTCGCGCTGGAACTTCGCGAGATTGTGCTTCCGGCGATATTCTTCACGGGTCACCTGCCAGAACCACATCTGTTCCTTCGGCATGATCCAGTTCTCGGGGAAGTATTTGCGCAGGAGATCGTTCGTTCTAACGAACTTCTTGGCGCGCTCAGCGTGGGATACCGTCACTCCTTCTGGATGCCAGTCCCTCAGATGCTCGCGCGCTTCATCTCGAATCGCCACCGTGTCGATCTGGCTGTTCAGCCGGAGGGACCTCTTCAACCAAGAATCTGTTGGGTAGAACGTGGTGGCGACGAACCACGGAAGGAAGATCGGCCGGAACTTGGCCTGCCCCTTGAAGTACAAAGCCTTGCAGGTTTGAAAAGTCTCGTACCACCAGCCGTAAGGGCCTTCCCCGGTGCTCTCCAGGATAACCAATTTGCGCGGCGACTCGTGGACGGCGGGGACCAATCCAGCGTCAATCAGATCCTCCGCATTTAAGTAACTTGCGACCTCCGAGAGGTGTACCACGCTAGGGGTATTGCCTCGGCCAATATCGTACTTCTGAGCGCCGTGCTGCACGATCAACTTGGAGTTCAGGTGACCGAACTCCATGCGTGTTCCGGCGCGGTCGGTCGTCATCTCGGGAACGAGCCATGGTGGAAGCGTGGCGTACAGGGACTTGTACTTGTCGATCATGTCCCGCGACCGCTCTTTGTCGGAACTGCCGGCTAGAGCGACGACGTTCTCGTTGAACCAGGTTCGATGCCCGACGCAGATTTGGCTGTCCGTCGAAATGCCAGCCTGCCGCGCTTTTAGGATGGCCTGCATGATGGCCCACCCCAGGTCTTCCTGTTCCGCGCGGCAATCGTTCACGATCAATTGCGCGATGTTCGGCTTGTAGTGGATCATCTGGTCGTCGGCGTCCAAAATGCGGGCGTACCGAGTGGCGAAGTACATGTAGTCCACTTGGCAAAGGGCCTTCTCGTTGTCGATCCAAGCGATCTCTTCTTCCGAGTACAGGACCGGCCTCGAATCCCCGTGTGTTTCTCTGTGGTTGTACACCTTGTCAGAGAAGTGCTCCGATGCGCTATCGCAATCCTCGATGGAGTGGAAAATTGGCTCCCTTCCGAGATGCGCCTCGACAATCGGCAATGCCGCCTCGACGCTCTTTTGGCTGTACATATCACCCAGTCTTTGCTACGTCAATCGTCACCGCACGGAGGGATTCGGACAGGCGCTTCACGCCGGACTCGAACTGAGGAAGTTCCCTGCCACCCATATCCACCGACTGCGCTTCCGATTTGGCCTGTGCGACCGCAGTGTTTGTGACGGGCACGTTGACGGTAAACCCGCCTCCGCCGCTGTTCGCCGTCGCCCTGGCCACATCCATGAACAGCCGGCGGTCTGCGATGCCGTCCGGGTGCGCCGCCCGATTTGCCATGGCGATTGCCACCCGGCCCGCCTGACGCGCGGCCACCGCCGAGATCACCAGTCTGGTCACATCGAAGTTGTAGCGGTGAAGGACTCGGGATACCGCCCCGAAGGCGTCCGAGCGATTGACGCCGGCCAGTTCGGCAATGCGGTCCAAGTTGCTCGTATTTCCGTCAGCCCGCTTGCGCATGTAATCGAATGTCTCGACCAGCTTTTCCATGTCCTTCTCGCCGCGAAGGAGTTCTACCACGCGCGTCCGGGTGGAGCCCGACTTCTCGCCGGGCTCCCGAATGAGTTGAACCATGCTCTCCAGTGTGCCGTCGTAGGATGGCGGCTTGTAGTCCCCGAGCATCCCCGGCGTATCGGAGTTCATGGTGATGATGTCGGGGTCTCTTTTCTTAGCCATTATGGTTTAGGATTCGCGGCTGGAGTGGCCGGTTTCGGAGCGCACGTCGGCTCGCCGCGCTGATCCCCCGAGGGGGTGAAGTTGGCGCCGCAAATGGATTCGATTTCCGAGCGGACCTGTTGCACGGCTTGATTGGCGGCTTGCGCTTGCGCCTGGGCGTTCGACTGCTCAGCCACCACTCTCCACCAGCGCGCCCTTAGCGCGTCGGATATCACGGGCGCCGGGGCGGTCTTCGCGGCGGGCGTTGGCGGACCGGAGGGCGATTTCGGGGGGGGCGCCTGCGCGAACATGGCAGAGGCCGCAAGAATCGTCAAAATCATCGTTTTCATCGTTTGGTTCCTCATGGCATTGTAACGTTGGTGAAGACCGCTGTTCCAGGACTCAGGGTTGACTTTGGAGCGTTCGACAGGTCGAACCTGAGATTCTGGATCGCCACGCCGGTGTGACCGTTGGCGTTGAAGAGTGCTGCCGAGTCGGCCAGCGCCTTCAGGATAGTGCAGGTTCCCTGCCCCACCACCAGCACGTTGTTTGCCCCTACTGAAAGTGTGCTGAAGGCGTACGTCCCGCAGGGGATGTAGATTTGGACCGAAGCGCTCATGGCGGAGTTCAGTACTGGGGCGTTGTCAGTTGTCCCGTCCGCGACCAGCGGGACGCGAGGCCGGATGTTCGCCGGTTGGGCAAAGAGGGTGCAACAAATCAGCACTACGCAAAACAGTCTCATATTTCTCCTTACATGCTTAATGCGTCCAAGCGCCGTTTACAAAAAAACACATTTGACCGGAAGAGCTGCCTGCCGTACAGGTTGCGTTGCAGTCGGAGCAGGACATTATTAACGGCTGTATTCCAGGACTGGGCCAGTAACCGGAAAGTTGGGTGTATGTAAGAACCTGGTCTTGGTAGACTCCCGAACCGGGTGTTGGAAACAAAAAGAGATACCCTGGAGCGACATTGCCAAGAACTCTGTGCCAATCGTCCATTCCGACTTTGACGAAATAGCCTCCCCCAGTGCACTTCCCGCCTCCCCTGTTTCCGAGTACCGATGCCCGCGTGTATGTTCCCTCCACATCGATGAACGCGTTCGCCCATGCCACAGTGCAGTCGCGATAGAATGAGTTGTTGACGATCTGGGCTTGTGGGGCGCTGTATTGACCTCCCCCGAGGGATAGGCTATTCACTAAAATGTCTGCCGGAACGGTCGTGTTGGTTATGGATGTCCGGCTTAGCGTAGATCCCGAAAAAGAGGATACGCCCCCCTGAAACAAGGCTAGGTTCCCAAGCCCGCAGCCGTAGTCCGTCATTGGGATCGAATCGGAAGTGTAGCTACCCCCGTCGATTTCGAGCAGCGGCGTGGGAAGACAACCGGAACCAACGGTAAAGTACCCTCCGGTGTGGCTGATATTTCCGCAAGTCATGCGGAGGCCGGGGGCCGAAATGATTCCATCGAAATCCGCGCCGCTCAGGCTTCCAAAGGTGCTGCCTCCTCCTTTGCCACAATGGAAGTCTATCCCCGCTGCAATAAACGAAGAGTCGGTGATGTGAACACCGTCTATCCTCCCCGCCCAAATCGCTCGTCTGGTTGGATCGTTGTTAAAAACGGATTGCTGCTGTGCGGTCATTGCGTAAAACGGCCATGAGTGCATGTTGTCGATGCGCGTCGTATCGAGCGCTCCGTCGACGTTGATTGCGTAGCGGTAACCGCTGATGTCGAGGTTCTGGACACGATGTCTTCCGCCCGAAGGCGCCCATGTCGATCCGTTCCAGACTCCACCTAAATCAAGTCCCACCCACGATTTCGAAATCATTAGGTGATCGGTGTCGAGTCCAAAAGTGCCTCGGGCGTAAATTGCGGTAGGGTACTCCAATATGTCTGCGATGGTACTTGGCGCTAGCGGCTGTGAAAACCCAATCGTGAAATTCTCAAACAGCGGCGCCTTGTCTCCGGTGTCGACGAGAAAAATGGCCTTGAGCTTTTGGGTGACTGTCCCTCCCGTGGTGTAAGATCCCGCCCAGGTAGAGCCTTCGAGGTCGATGGTGTTGGCGCCAAGGGTCGCGCCGGCTACCCGCCATACCCCTGTCGCGTTGGGCACGCCTCCCACCCCTGCCACTTCGACTATATCTTCCGACTGATAGGGATTGCTCGCTACGGTTAGGCGAATCAGGCCGGCTCCATTGTTGGCGGCCCCGGTGACGCCAATTGCCGTGCTGCTGTTCTCTGCGGAAGTCTGCAATCCCATGCAGGATTGGAATCCGGTCCCGCAGTTGTTGGCGAAAAAAATGGAGGTCGTGGGGCTTGCAACATCGACATCCGGCGTGACAATGGTATTGGTCTCGCCTTCTCCTACGACGTGAAGCGCCGGTCCACCGACGTAGACGCGCGGGTAAAAGACCGGCGCTTCTAGCAGTTGGTAGCCGGCCGGGATAAGAAGGGTTTGGGTCGGATTGGCGGAAGCAACCCAAATAGCCTCTTGGAAGCCGAAGCTGGCCGGACCTACGGCCCAACTCCCGGAGTGTGTGAAGCGTGCGGAAAATGTGATGGTCCCGCTGCCTCCGCTGGTGCAGGTGGAGGCGGTAACCATGACGGCTTCCGGCGTCCCCACGCCTCCCGAAAGGTACACGAAATAGTTTCCGTTGGCGAACGTATAGGGCGACACGGGAAGCCCTGGGGGACACGGGTGCATCGCAATCGTGTTTGTCCCTACTGCAATCGATCCCGTGTTAACCTGCGGGGGCCAGTTGTACTGCCGCACATCGACGAATGGCTTGTTGGCGATGCTGAGTCCGCCAGATGGAGCCGTCCAGTCGATGAGCTGCCGCGCGGCATTGATACCACCACCCACGAATAGGTCACCGTTGATCCTCACGTCTCGGTTCACATCAATGTCGTCAGAAGCGATGCGGCCGGCGTTAAGACCGCCCGTAGTAATTCCACCGATGTCGAAGGCGTACAGTCCGCCCCCACCTGAACCTAGAGTGTCCTCCAGAACAAATCCGTTTCTCCCACTGATGTCTAAGTGGTCGAAGCAGGCGTACGAACTCCCGATCGATGGGGCCGCCGTTGAGGACGCCAACGTAGGAGTGGTCGGGTCCGTGATGTCGAAAGCCGACAAATACGATCTGGAGCCCCCCGCAATGCAAGTGCCATAACTGGTAGTGTATACAAGATTCCCCGCCAAATTCACATTGGATATCTTGCTGATCTGTGGGGCTGTGACCGATCCCACCAAACTGATTGAAGCCGGGTTGGATACATTCAGGACCAGTAGAAATCCGTCTTGAGTCCCCGCGACGTAGGCGTAGTTCCCCCGAGCCTCCACGCCCGTAGCAAACGCCATGTTCCCGTTTGTGGATGTGGTGTAGCTGCCCAACACCGTCATGGCGGCTGGATTGGTGATGTCCACGGCGAATAGACCTCCCCCTCCTACGTTATTCTGGCGGCAGGTGACGAATGCCGTTGTCCCTTGGATCGACGTGTAAGCCGCCAGATACATTCCGGAATTGCTCAATGTCCCGACGACTACCGGGTGCAGATAGTCTGAGATGTCGATGGCAGTGAACTGGGAGCTTCCGGAGTCTTGGTTATACCCAGTTACATAGGCAATGTTGCCGGAGATTGTGACGTTCTCGGGCTGGTCCAGTGCGGTTGAACTGGCAATCGACGCCACGATATTTGGCTTGGAAGGATCGCTACAGTCGACCACAACGAACGATCCAGCCCCGGAAATGAAGTCCCCCATAACAGCCAGGAAGGCGTGCGTCCCAACCACGGCTACGCCCTCGACGTAGTAGAGGCTGACTCCGTTGCAGCCCGCGCTGTAGGAGTAGGGACAGGACAGGTAACCTACGGGCGCGGCCAGCCCCGATGGAGTGGATATGTCGAAAATGGCGAATTGACCCGTATCGTACGTCGCATACAGGTGCTTTCCCTGAATGGTTGTGTAGGCCCCGCTCTGAAACGCGTTGTTTTGAAAGTTGGAGAGAAGAGTCGGGTTGGGCGGAGACATGACTATGCTGGTTTGTGTTCCGCTGGCGCAGGGGGATATACTAAGCGAGCCCGATCCATTGCTTTGCCAACAACCGGCAGAATCGGATATGGGCAAAGACCACGTTACGTCTGAAACTAGCGAGGGCGAAGGTACAAGCGCGGAATATGCGGTGGCCGCCGCGTTGGCCAGATACAAGCCGTTTCGGGTAGCGATAGCGCCGTTGCCATATACTTGGAAAGCCGTACCCCCAGTGGTTTGGAACGCTACGCTGGAACCGGTAGCGCTCGATTGTACTACTCCCGAAGAGGTCACATTGCCAAATGTCACGTTGCTCGTGGTCGCGATAGCTTGCGGCGTGGCCAGGGTGAACGTTCCCGCGCCGAACGTGACGCTTACCTCATTAGAGGTTCCGGCAAGATTTGCGCCGCTTACCGTGGTTCCGTTTGCGGCATAGTACGCCAACTGGCCGGCGGTGGCGCTCGAAACGGTTCCTCCGCCACCTCCGGTTGTGCAAGCCCCGCCAGCATCCACCAAATCTCCCGCCGACCCGATGCTCACGCAATCACCGTTCACCCAGGGGCTCGTGACGTATCCCGCAAGGGACGTGCTGCGATCCGGAAGAGCGAGCCTCCGATTGCTTGTGGGCGTTCCAGTTAACTCGAACGACGTGCTGCCATACGGTCCGTCGCCAAACAGGTACAAGTTTCGCGCCGGGGCCGCCGCGCTTCCGATATCCGTTCCCGTTTGAAACAGCAGAGCCGAGTTGATGTAGGTGGTGGTCAGATTGCTGAGCGCGGTATTCGCCCCTCCGCCACCTCCTCCGCCACTTGAAAAATCGAATGTGCTCCAAGTTCCGGTCGTTCCGTTTAGATACCAGTAAACCGATCCCGAGTCGTACGCCAACCCGCCCCACGTAATCGGCTTGAAAAGACCGTCCGAGTCATACGGGCAGGAACTTGGCGTGGAGGCGAATGGATTCGAGCAGGTAATGTATGTGTCCGGAGTAGGATTGGCGCCCAGCATGACTGGCCCGAAGGTCGTGAAGCTCGCCATGGCATACGCTCCTCCCAGCAACGACTGAATTGAGTTGTACGAGGCATTGTCTGTCGCAAGTCCACCGCTGGCGGAAAAATAGCTGTTAGTCGAGAGGCCGTAATCCTCATCGACTGGAAGCGCCGTTTGCGGACTCGGGCAGTTCGGCGTGGAGGCCGAAGGCATGACCGAAGAAGTCGTAACCCAAAGCAAAGCGTGGTGAACGCCAAACGAACTTTCGGGCGATAATGGCAGCGGTTGCGTAACGACATTGCCCCACTGGTCCTTGCACGAAGACGATCCGGCGTACGGCATCAGGGGCGCGAAGTCGAAGTATCCGCCGGCCGTATTGGCGACGTTTGGCTCCGTCACGTACCCACGCAGAATCGCTCCATCGGTCGCTGAGGTGAAGGCCGCTCCGTTGTTCGCCGTAGACAGAAACCCGCCCGCCGATTGAATCCACCCACCAGCAACCGACAAAGACGGAGTTCCCACTGCGCCTGATATCGAGACCATCCGGTTGACGTTATCCCAGGTCAAATTCGAACTTCCACACAGGACTCCCGAGCAGTTGAACTGAATGGACCCGGACGGGCCGGCGGCCGTATTCGGAGCGCCGGAGGGATCGTACAAATCCACGTCTCCGTAGGTGAACGATCCAGAAGGAATAGACGAACCCGAAATCTGAACGTCGTAACGCCCATTGTCGGCGTAGAACCCCCAGTAGCCAAGCGCCGATGCGGGAAAGGGATTGGAAAGAGACGTCCCCAGGTTGTCGCTGTAGATCGTGGCTTTTGTTCCGCCGGTCACGTACACGGTGACGGTGCAACTCGGGTACGACCGCTGAACCGGCGTGAGAGACGAAGACTGGTAGGATAGAACGGTGATGACCTGGCCTCCCACTTCGCACCATCCTTGCGCCCGATCTCGCGCCAAAGCCCCTCCGCAAAAAACCGCGAGAGCCAACAGAATCGTATACGCTTGTCTCATTTCAAACCTTCCCGTTTCAGGATACGCAATACCGACCCAGGATTCCACCGGCCCCGGCGAGCCTTGAAGCCCGCTTCGTCGAGCGCCTTCACGATGTCGCGCACGGTGGACTTCTCCCGGCGCATCCGCAAGATCATGTTCAGCCCGTGGGTTTCAGCCGGATAATTCGGGTGGCCGTACGGCTTGCTGTTCTCGACGCGGTTCTTCTTCCGGTTCTCCTTGTAGCGCGCGACAGCCTCACGCCGCATGGAGGCGTCGTACTCCTCGATGGCGGCCGCCACGGCGGCCCGCACGCCGTCGAGCACCCGGTTCATGAACACGTCCTGAGGCGACTCCTTCATGTCCGCATGATACACCCATCAGGTGTTTTCCCGATAGACGGCCCGCCCGCGATGTTGCATGATGGAGTTGCGGCGGGACCTCCGCCAAGATCGGGCAACGCGCAAGCACTAGCCCTCTGGAACCCGCCGCCGAAAGGAAAACATGAGTTACGGCGATTCGCCGGCCGGTTCACGTTCGCCGGGCACAAGGTCGTAGTTCTGTAGCGCCTCCCGGTACGCCTCCGGCACCCCAACCCCCTGCCGAATCAGCACCATAGCCGATTTATCCAACGCACGTATCCACGCCCAGGTGGCCAGCTTCGAGGACGACGTTGTGATTTTCACTTGACACGCTCCTAAATCCATGCAATCATCATCTCGTTCAGGATTGCAACCTGGACGCACGAAATCTGAGACGGCGGGGCCAGTATTTTGGGTCCTGGTCCCCCTCAGACCCAAACAGATGCCGACAACCGCCGACAATTCGATAGGACTTCTCTGCGCCAACTGCCAGGCTCCAATAACCGAGAAACGGGAGCAACGGTGTGTGTGGTGCCAAGAACCCCTTTGCCCCTCCTGCTGGGAGAAATCCTGGGCCTGTAATTCCTGCGGAATGGTGAATCTGTAATGGGATGGCTAGCTTCAGGTAAATGGGCACGACCCCCAAAAAGCAAAACATCCAAGCCGCTTCACGCCCGAAACTCCCCAAAATACCCCGCCAAGCTCGCCTTCGCGCGACAGATGCGTGAGGCGCCCACCCGCTCCGAGAAAGTTCTCTGGGATCTTCTGAAGCCCCGACCATGGGATATCAAGTTCCGCCGACAGGTCATCATCCTCGGCTGGATCGTCGATTTCTATTGCCCCTGCCGCAAGCTCATCATCGAAGTCGATGGAGGCTACCACAATACGCCCCATCAACACCGCGTTGACGCATACCGCGACCGCATCATGAAAGAGCACGGACTTCAAATTCTCAGGCTGCCAGCGAGCCTTGTCCTCGCGTCCCCAAAGGATGCCCTGGACCAAATACGCCGGCGGATCTCTCCACCCGAGCAGGTGCCAGGTTGCCGTTCCACTAGGACGGCTGGCGGATTCACGGGAAAGCGGTCGTCCACCGAGCACGCAGTAAGTGAGGCGAACCCGCGACGGGGCATGATGTCAAGAGCCCCCGAAGCCCGCGCGTCACAGGGTTGAGCCAGTTCGTTAGGGTTCAAGCGGTCTCAAACCGCCTATTCCCGGGTGGCTCAGAATGTCTTGCGGGCATCGGGACGGCTCTTACCCTACCTGCGTCTGTACCCCCAAAAACAAACACAAACGCCAGCCCGCCCACCAAAAAATCCCCCAAGAAAAAATCTGGCATCGGCATCAGTAAGGCTTAAGCTCAGCGGGGGCGCCCCTCGGACAATCCGGCGGCCGGCCTGGTCCTGAGACACGAGACGACGCCTCGTGCCGCGCGGTCCCGCATCCCGCGCTGTATTCG